TCGACACCCTCCGGCGCCGATCTATTGCAATAGACCCGTTTCCGCCAAGTACTCTGCCGCAAGCTCGCGTTCAGCCTGGGACACCAGCGGGGCAATCGCGACGGCGTTCCGAAATTTGACCGTCGCTATCAGCACGAAAATCGGCACCGTCGCCGAGCCCCGGCCGGTCGCGATGCGATTCGGCGTGTTCGCGCGCGCGATCTGCGCCTTTCCCGAGAGCACTGCGGCGTCCGCGACGAGCAGGGAGGCCCGACCAGGCCGATAGACGAAGCGCAACCGTATTCCGGTGCGACGCTCCCACTCGCCCGGCGAAAGCGTCCGGTTGCGACCACGAGGCCCGGCCGCCGGCAGCGGGATCGCAAGATATTGGTCACTCTTGCCGCGCACTTGGCCGGGCTGCGACCAGAACGTCATCGCGCCCTTGGAGCGCTCGCCACCGTTGACGAACACTTCGCCGACCGGATCGCGTGCAGGGCCGCTACGCGGATAGGTTGCCGACTTCCATGCCCGCCACAGCCGCCCGGGCACTGCATCGCGCGTCGCACCTTCGAGGCGCTGCTCAAGCCTGCGCGTCGTCGTGGCGACGGCGCGCGTGCCAGCGGCGAGATAGCCGCGGATCAAGCGATCGGCCTCGCGGTCCATCGCCCGATCGTCGAACGTCAGGTCGACACCGTCAGCCATTCGGTTTCTCCATCGCTTCCATGAGAGCGAAGGCGTCGAGAAGCGCGGCCGGCTGCTGGCCTGGACTTCCGGGACAGGGGAGGGCGTTGCCGGTCAGCGGCGACGAGAACCGTCGACTGGTGAACCATAAGTCGACCACAGGCCAAACCCATGCCGGCAGTACGACGCGCGGATTTTCTGCCCAGCGCCAGCCGCCTATGTCCCAGCCTTCGCCATCAGGTGAGGTGCGTCCGAACTCGAATGCGGCAGGCTGTCGCCGGACTTCGACAGCAGCCCTTAGTTTTTTTCCGTGTCCCCGTCGGGGTATTGCAGATTGTACGCGCGGTTGCCGGCGACGAGTAATTCGAGCTGCTCGATCGACGACAAGGTCGCGTTGGTCACCAGCCCGTCGAGACCGCGCTTGAACACGATCGGCTCTTTGTTGATGCCGAGCCCTGTGATGTTCGCGCAGAAACGCTGCAGCGCGACGAGTGGTGCGATCTCACGCCGACGCGCGGCCTGCTCGAGCAATTCGGAATAGGGGCGCCAATGCTGGGACAGGATATCGCGGACCTGGGCGAGCATCGCGCTATCTTCCACCGACATCGGTGCCGGCGGTTCATCGCGGCCTTCCTTAGCCGCCTGGGCGACTTCGATGACATAGGCGCGCTCGATTGCCAGCAATTCGAGCAGTCGGCCGAAATCCTCGTGATCGCCGAGCAGCTCTTTGATTCCGCCGTCGATCGCGCGGTCAAGCTCGAAGCCATAGACACGGCCGGCGCGGTACTTGCCGGCAAGCTCGGCCTCCATCTGGCCTCGCTCGATGACGTCGCAGCCGCGCAGGTGGAACACGGGGGCTCCCTCGTCCCCTTCGCGCCATGGGGCGGTGAAGGGGACGGTTTGAGTGGTCGTGGTAAGGATCGTCATGCCGACCTCAGAAGAACGTCAGCACGGCGTCGCCGTCGCGGCCCGCATTGTCGACGCCAGGCGTCAGAAGCGAATAGTGGAGCGTCTCCGAGCGGTTCTTGCCGCGGGTACCAGGCGCGCTGTCGGTCGGCTGGATCAGCGGCATGGTGAGCGAGACACGGTTGCCGGACGTGGTGCCCATGATGATGCCGCCGCTATACTGGCTGAAGGCGGCGATATCGGCGAGCGCATTGCGGGTAGCGACCAAGGTCATCAGCGGGTCGATTTCCAGCTGATACGCGCGATCGGAGATTTGGCCAGCGCCGTAACCGATCGTGGTATTTGGATCCTCGGGGCTCTCGATCGCTCCGCCATTCTTGAGCGACCATTTACTGATCGGCAGGCCGCGGCCGTTGATCTGGAACACAGGTTGCACGCTGGCGCCCTGCACCAGGATCGGCGCCGACTGCGTCGGAAACACCGGGTTCGACGGGACCGTCGCGTCGGTCTTGCTGACGAAGATGCCCGTCATCGAGAACATGCCGAAACCCGGCCCGCTCGATGTGCCGTCGAGATCGACCGTGCCGCGGCAGTCCACGAACTGATAGAGCAGGCCGTCCTCATAGTAGTAGATCGTCGCGGCGGGATGCATCGTCGCGCGCGTCGAGCTGTCCTTCGGCGAGGTCGGGGCATAGGACCAGTTCGCAGGGAGCGACACGCTGTCGGTCGCGTCGAGCGCGGTGCCGAAGATGTCGACCAGTTTCGCGACCTTGCCCGCCGAATAGTCGGTAACCAAGCCGACGCGCCCCGGCGCGTGCGTGCCCGTGAACAGCAACGGCATGCCGCGATAGATCTGCGCGGTCGTCGCGAAGCCGGTGCCGAGGGTGCCGCTCTGCGTTGTACCCGCAGTCAGTGCGGCAGACGCGACCGAAGCAGTAAATGCGCCGAGCCAGCCGCAGGCCGAAAGCGCGGCGTGTACCGGCGGCTTCACGGACGAGGTGTAGGGGCCTCCGGAGCCGATACCCTTGAGGCGTGACCGGAAATTGAACGTCGCGGGCTGGCCAAGCACCAGCGGTGCGCCGGCCGCGAACGAACCAGTGGATTCGTTCGACGCCTCCATCTTGTAGGGGTCACTGCGGTCGAGGCTGTCGGTTTCGTACAGCACGACGTCGGTCGACGCAGACGGCACGGCGGGGGAGCCTTCGGCGGTCTGCAGCTTGATCAGCAGCAGGCCGTTCCGCGGGCGGATCACGGGATCGGTCATTGTGGTCTCCTGTGTGGATCAGCCCGGCAGCGCCGGGTTCGTGCGCGAAGTCGTGAACTCGACTTCGAAATCTTGCTCGATGCTCAAGCGCCGGACGTTGGCGAGCAGCGCGGTGCGCCGGCGCACGTCGCCCAGGTCGACGCGCTCGACGATTCCGCCGAGGGTCTCGTCGACCATGATCACGGCAACCATGGCGCCATGCAGCGCGTGACGGTCGGCTATCGCGTCGCTGCCACCAGCGCCCTGCACGAAGCCGGTAACGGTCCAGGTGGCGCGCCAGCGAATATAATTGAGACCGCTGTCGATCGCGGTCCAATCGCCCTCGTAGATTTCGAGAGCCGGGAATTTCGAGGGGTCTCCGGGCGGCTCGACCGTTACCGATTGCTGGCCCGGAACCGTCTGCATCGCGACGTCAAACGCTGTCGTGATGTCGTTGCCAACGCTCATGGCATCGGGCCCTCGTCGACGGCGGTCAGCTGCCATTTCGCGATCTGGTCGATGCGCTTGGCGTCGATGACGCGCCACTGACGCCCGCGGTGAGTGAACCCGTCGACGTTCGCTTCCGGATCCTGCGGGAACAGCGATGCGGCGATCTCATAGACGACGCGCGACAGCGTATTCCCGGCGCCGGTGAAGTCCGGCGCGTTTTCGTCGATGCGGATCGCGGGAACGTCGACGCCGGCCAGGCCGGCGCCGGTGTAGTTCAAGAGTTCCTCGTCAACGAACGTCGCGTCGATCGCGTCGCTCGCGTCCGTCCAGATCGACATGCGTCAGCCGGCGTCGGGTTCGAAGGCGGGCGCAGGTTCTGCCGGCGCGGGTTCGGGGGCCGGTGCCGGCCTCGGGGGCGACTTCTTTGCCTTCGGCTTGGGCCGGGCCTTGCCGGCCTTGTCCGCGGTCGCATGGTGACCCTGCGCGCCGTGCGAGGATACCAGATCCTGCGCGCGCGCCGCGTCGATATGGGCCTTTCCGTCGCCGACCGTCACTTCCGTGCCGGCGTCGAGGTAATTGCCCGCGTTGTCGTGCGCCGCGCGGTGCAGCGTGATGCTCTTGAGCATGGGAGGGCTCCGAGAAAGGAGGCGGGCGGCATGGTACGCAGCCGCCCGCCGGACAGTCTCCGGGAGGAGAGCTTAGACGAGCTGACCGGTCAGCACGACGCGGCCGACCGTGTCGCCCGACGCCTGCGCCTGCGTCGCCGCGCCGATCAGCGTGTTGCCGGACGCGGTCGAGGTCACGTTCTTGTTGGTGTTGTCCCAGTAGACCTTCAGGCCCTGGGTCCACGCCTGGCCGGTGGCCTTGGCGAGGTCCCAGACGCCGCGGCGGCGAGCCTGAACCGCAGCACCGGACGCCGCAGCGGCGAGGGCGACGGCGAAGATCGAGCCGACGAGCATGCCGGCGCCGGACGCGACCTGATAGGGAGCGACGAGCGAGAGGGCCTCGCCATCCTGAACGAAATTACCTGCCATTGGGATTACTCCTGCTCAGCGGCGGCGACGATGGCGTCACCTTCCGCGACATTCGGGGTGATTGCGGCCTGATGCGGTTCGGGCGTCAGCACGGGTGCCGGCGCCTGGTCCGCAGTGAGGGCCTCGGGGACGACGCCCTCGAGCTGTTTTGCTTTGAAGTCGCCGGTAACGTCGGTGCCCGCAGAATTGGCGACGAGGCGGTCCGCCTCGGCGTCGTCGAGTGCGAGGACGCCCTCGTGCGGGTGGCGGAGCGTGCCGTTGACGTATGCCGACGACAGCAGCTTGATCATTTTCATGGGGTTTCTCCGGGAATGGAAAGGGGCAGCAAGTCGCCGCCCCTGAGGTGCTGCCCCCTCGATGCCTATTACTGGCCAGGGTCCTTCTGGGCGGCGATCGGGTTGATGCCGGCGACGCCGTAGTCGATGCGCGCCTTCCATTCGGCGCCGTCGACGCGCCAGCCCTGTTCCATGTCGAGGAACGGTTCCTGCACACCGTTCAGGAAGCCGACCACGATCGCCGGCGCGACCTCCGGATCTGCGAACGCATACCACGGCGTGCCGGTGAGACGGGCGGTGTCAACGATGTCGTCGAAGATGCCGAGCGCGATATTCGCGCGCTGCAACTTATTGGTCGCGTCCGGATCGTACTGGCTGCCGTTCGTGACCCGCGCCTGGCCGCCGAGGCCGAGCGGCCCGAGCCAGATCTTGGGCAGGAGTTCGAGATAGTCGTTGCCGCTGACGTCCTTCTGCTGGGCCATCGCGACGCGGACCTTGTCGACCTCGGCGACCGTCGGCGGCGCGCCGGACGAAATCAGGTTGCCGTGTGCCGCCGAAAAGAACGCGTTACCGTCGCCGGTGTTCGGGTTCGAGTTGATATAGGCGAACACGTCGACTTCGATCGTGAGCGCCGCGGCGCGGCCCAGGTCGACGGCGAGGCCCGAGAATGCCTCCATGTCGTCGTTGATCAGAGCTTGGCGCGAGAGGGCGATGATGTTGCCCTTGGTCGATGCCGTCAGGCTCTCGCGGGCGCCATCGGGGATCGGCTTCTGCTTGAACTCGCCGTTTTCATCCAGCGAGTCGAGCACGCCGAACGAACCGCGACGATAGATCTTGTTCGCGCGGAAGTCGGTGACGGTGGTGATGCCGCAGAACCGGCGCCACTTGTCCGGGGTGGTGGCGAACGAGGCCTGCAGGATCTTGTTGAGCGCGTTTTCGAGCAGAAGCGGGAAATCGCCGGTGCCCTGCGTGATAGCGTTCTGCACCGTGAACGCAGCCCCCATGATCTCCTTGGGATCGCGGCTGGTGATCCGCTGGTTCGCCATCGTCAGCGATTCGCGGGCGATGTCGAGCATGCTCGCACCGCGGAACTCGCCCGGATCGATCTTGAGGGTCTCGCCGCGCTTCTTCGCGGCTTGCTCCATCATCGATGCGACGCCGGCACGCACGAAAATCCAGTTGCTTACGCCCTGCGTGAACTTCTGGCGGGCATCGGTACCGACAATGATCGGACCGTTGTGGCCGATGCTCTGCGCATCGCCGCGCTCGGCGAGGGCGTCGAGCACCTTGGCACGTGCGCTCTCGATCGTGACGGCGCGGTCATTGACGAGCGTGTCCGCGAACGCGGCGCCGAGGCCGTGCTTGTCGACGAGCGCCCGAATGCCGACCTGGCGCGCATGCTCGGCAGCGATGCCAGCATCAATGCGCGCCTGGATATCGGTTTCGGTGAGTGCCTGCGGAGCCGAAGGCGCCGGGGCGGGGGTCTGGACAGGGGGCGTCGGCGAAGGCGTCGGCGCCGGGGTGACCGAAGTGGTCATGTTCTTCTCCTTACGTGGATGCAAGATGGCGGCGACCGCCGACGAAATTCCCGCCGTCGCGCCGCCCGTGATGATCGACTGCATG